TGATGATACGGTCCACCTACAAGGACAACCCATTCCTGCCTCAGTCTATCCGGAACCAAATAGAGGACCTCAAGAGAACTGATGAGGCACTGTATCAGATCTATGCCTTAGGTCAGAAGGCAGTGAGCAAGAGTAACATCTACTCCAACTGGACCTTCATGACTCATAGGCCTGCAAGGTTCACCTCCTATGTGTACGGCCTTGACTTTGGGTACAATCACCCCACTGCACTGATGAGGGTGTACTGGCATGAGCGTGACATCTTCATTGAGCCTGTTATCTATGAGAGCTACCTGACTACCACCATGCTGATTGAAAAGATGGGACAGCTCAACATTGAGAAGGAGGTCACTATCCTGGCTGACTATGCACGGCCCGAGATCATTGCCGAGATGGTCAACAGTGGTTATGATGTCATCAATGCTAACAAGGTGGTCAAGAAAGGCATTGACTACGTGAAGACCTTCGGAGTGTACTGCATGGAGAACAAGGAGATAAAGAGGGAGTATGACAACTACAAGTGGAAGAAGATAGGCGACCACATCACGGATGAACCTGTCAAGCTCTTCGATGATGCCATGGATGCCGTGAGGTATGCGGTGACCTACATCAAGGATGAGTACTTCACGGACAGTGCATACGTGTCCTTCTAAACAGATGAGAACATTAAGACAATATAAGTATGGCAGTATCTCTAATAGCTAAACCCTACACCCTTACCCCTGCATACAACGAGGTGAAGTTCATCCATGACTCCACCAACAAGAACCTGCAGGGCTTCAAGTATATCTATGACATCTATGAGAGCGGTACCACCAACAAGATAGCTGAGTATCGGGTGCTACCTGTGTACAGCACTGGCTATGGTGAGGTGGACCTATCGAAGCTCTTGCAGTCCTATGTCAGCTATGACTTGAACCTGACCAACACAACGGTCTACAACGCACCTGGTAGCCACTACAAGTATGATGTCAAGGTAGGTGAGGAGTATCTGACCACCACCACATACACTGCTGCACTCACTCAGTACCTGGTAGCTCCCTACGTTGGAAGGGTACAGATAAACGTGGCTAACACCTTCGCTGTTGGTGATCAGATTAACATCACGCAGATAGGTGTGGGTGTAACCAACCCGAGCATGGAGGGGCTGTTCACTGTGGTGGTAGCTAACCCTGCCTTCATTGTGGTGAATGTACTATGGTCCACCATTGTGAACCCTAACAAGGATGGAGCCATCACCTATGCAGATGGAAGGAGAACAGTGACCAGAGACCTACACCTTGACCTCAATCAATATGTGTTCAATGGTGCCATCCGGTGGGTAGATATGCCTGCATATGATTGGCAGGACTTCATGCTGAACAACATAACAGATAAGCTACTGACCAACCAACCGAATAGTTTTAGTTTTTTTAGCAAAGAACACTACAAGGCTACGCTGTCGCAGGATATCTGGTTCAATGCTGTGGCCAATGGCAGCCCAGGTGGTACTGACTTCATGTACTTTGAAGCTGACACAGGGTTTCTATTCCGCAAGGCTGTCAACGCTACTGACCATGTGAGTGGTATCTCGGTAGGTCCTAACAACCATGGTACCCTGACCCCTGTCATAGGTTCGTTGCCACTGATAAATCCTACCACAACATACTACTCAGTGTACTATGAACGTGCGGGTGTACAGGTGTCACAGCGTTACTTCATCGGCATAGATAGGAGGGTTAGGGATATTGAGTACGTTATCCTGTTCCTTGACCGCATGGGCTCATGGAGTAGCTTTGCCTTCACAGGTAGATCCTATGAGAAGGGCAACATCACCAGGACTCAGTACAACAAGGATGTGGAGGGATATGTAACAGGTAGCCGATGGACCTACAACACACAGGATAGAGGTTTCCTCAACACCCACATCACAACGGATACCACACTTGACCTCAACACTAACTGGATGACAGAGCAGATGGCTGAGTACTTCGTGGAGCTATTGAGTTCACCTGAGACCTACATCAAGGTAGCTGACTATAGCAATGCCTGTGATGCACCCATCAGCACTCGGTACGTAAGCTGTAATATAGTGACCTCAAACTATGAGGTATACCAACAACGCAACAAGAATTTAATTAAGCAGAGCATCACAGTGAAGCTCGCAAACAACAACATAGTCAATGGTTAGGATACAACTACCTACAGGCTACCTTGACGTTAAGGAGGGCACTGCCTTCCCTTTGAATTTCCAGGTAGGGGATATCAGAGATATATCACAGCGGAAGGGCAACTTCTCCAAGACCATCAAACTCATTGGTAGCAAGAATAACAACAGGCTACTGAATCAGTACTATGATGTAAACATCCAGGCAGGGACGTTCAACATCAACACCTTGACTACCTGCTCGGTCATACAGGATGGTATCCCCATCATGGAGAATGTATCCATGCAGTTGACCAACGTCATTAAGGTGCAGGATACATCAAGCTATGAGGAGAGCGTCGAGTATGAGGTATTAGTCAAGGATAGCAAGGCTGACTTGTTTACAGCAATCAATAACCTTGAGCTTACAGATATAGATTTTAGCGACCTGAACCATACGTATGATGCCTTCAATGTGGTAAACAGGTTTACCAACACTGTCGTGGATGGCTTCAAGTATTTTATTCCTGACAGTGCTGACCATTTCTTCAGCACCAATGAATTCAAGCCCGCCATATTTGCGAAGACTTATTTTGACCGCATCTTTTCGAATGCAGGATTTCAGTACAACTGGGCAGGGCTAACTGCTGCGAGATTTGACAAGTTGATTATTCCATACAACGGTGATGTTGAAAACTTTGAATATGCTGACTACATGGTCAAGGCACAGAAGACTACACCCTTCACGTTGACGGGAGATACATCTGTACCTGGTTATACTAAAATACCATTAGTACCGGCTTCGCCTATTGCAGGATGGACTGAGACGGAGGACCCTCAGAATATATACAACCCTGTCACGGGTGTATACACCACTCCCTTTAACATCAGTAGTAACAACGCACAGGAATACACCTACACGGTACAGATTACTTATAGGCTTGACCTCATCAATCCAACGGGTGCAAATATCTTCAGTGCCAAGCCTAACAACGCAGGAAATCAAGCACCTAATCCTGTGTTTTATCAACCTATTGTTACGGTTATAGGGATAGGGGGAGGTAGTACTGCTCTTGTTAGTCAAAATCTCTACAATAACCCAAGCCCCCTGAGTTCTGCTGTAAACGCTGGAGTGCAATGCCCTCTCATTGTACCACCAGGTACCACTACGTTGTTGAGTCAGACGGTGGTGGTAACCTTACCCGTCACATCGGTAAACTTCCTACAGCTAAGTAGCTGTAAAACATATGCAACAGTCAGCCAACCATTTCATATACCTGCAGGGCAATCGGCTACGGGTACAGCTTGGAGGGTTGGAAGTGTTAACGGAGTAACCGCCAATGGTGTGAGGCTTGACATGATCATTGACTCTATCTATTTGAACATTGTACCCAACAATAACATCCAAGCCATTGGTGGTATCTTGGAGGTCAATGACTACATTCCTAAGAAGATTAAGCAGAGTGACTTTGTTAAGGGTATATTTAATATGTTTAATCTCTACGCTGAGGTAGACAAGATACAGCCTAATGTCATCAACCTTATCCATCGTGATGACTACTATGACTCAGGAACGGAGGTAGATTGGACTGATAAGTTAGCCAAGGATCAGGAGCAGGAGCTGTCATTCCTGCCTGAACTCACAAGCAAGAAGCTCATCCTCACGTATGCACCGGATAAGGATAGCCCTAATGAGACCTACACCAATGCAACGAACCAAATATATGGACAGGCTGAGGTAGTTTTTGACAACGAGTACGTGAAGGAGGTAACCACTAAGCCAGTACTATTCGGTCCTACTCCCGTGATACGTACCCCATTCAATGCATACGTGCCTATGATTACAGGCATTGCACCCAAGACTAACCTACGCATTCTGTATGACAGTGGTGTTATGATGTCATGCAACAACTACCACATTTTTGACTATGGTATCGTGGGGATGCCTGCGAATAATACCTATCCGTATGTAGGGCACTTTGATGACCCATTGCTACCTACCTTTGATATTAACTTTGCCACTTGTGCCTTCTACTACTACAACCCTACAAGTCTAACGGAGAACAACCTTTATAACAGATATTGGAGGCGGACCATGGGGCAGATTAACAACGGTAAGATGTTGACTGCTATGTTCAACCTCACCGAGAGCGACATCCAAAAAATGAAGCTGAATGATAAGATTAGGATTGACAACTCATGGTGGAACATCAACAAGATAATTGACTATGATGCCAATGCTACCAAGCTCACGAAAGTAGAGCTCATCAGCATTGATACAGAGATAGACTTCATGCCATTCGTACCTGGATTCAATGAGCCTGGTATTGGATTGCCTAACGTAGGACCTATCCAACAGGTAGCTAACAACACATTGGTTAAACAGAAGAGTGCGTATGCCAATATAACGGGGTCAGGAGGGATGCAAGGTGAGCTTATTGGAAGGGGCAACGTTGTTCCTCCAGGATTCAAGACATTGATAGTAGGAGATGGGTACGATGTTACCACTGATGGCATCGTGGTTGACAACCTTGTTGTGCGTAATAGCTACAATGGTGTACCGGTTGACAACACACCTAAGAGATACACAGCCAACCTAACACAGGCAGGGATAGCTAACCCTACCGCATATGTAATGGAGGGAAGTTTCGGAACAATCACATGGGTGAGGATAGCACAAGGGCAGTATTGGGGATACCTTGAACAGTATGACCCACTTACTCCACTGACTGAGCTATCGGTTATGATCAGCAGTAACATCTTTGATGGGTTGATCACTGCACAATACCTACCTGCCAACCAGGTGATAGAGGTATTCACCACACAGATAGGTGTTGGATTGGTAGATGGCTACCTGAATAGTACAACAATAATGATATATTACTTTCCGCAATAATGAATACAGTTGAGATACCATTAAAAATACAAGGCATTGCACAGATAAGAGCAGAGCTGAAAGCCTTGAAAAGTGAGTTAGCGAATGCTACCGACCCTCAAGAAATGGCAAGGCTTGCTGCGGAAGCAGGTAAATTATCTGACCAATTAAAGGATGCCAATGAGAAGGCGGCAGTGTTTGCCACAGGCTCCAAGTATCAGCAGTCCAGTAATGCATTTAGATCCATGAAGGATGACCTCATGGAGCTTGACTTCGAGGGAGCACAGGAGAAGGCTAAGATATTCTCAAGTACCTTAGCAAGCATCAATCCTAAAGAGCTCGGTAAGGGATTCGGTCAGTTGATGGGTACTATGAAAACCTTGGGCGGTGCCTTCATGAGGTTAGGGATGCAGATTATGGTTAACCCTATCTTCCTCATTGTGGCTGCGGTAGCTGCTATCATTGCCATCATTGTGATACTCATGAAAAAGTTCGGAGTCTTAGAGAAAACTCTTGAGGCTACCATGAAGCCATTGAACCTACTTATCTCAGGACTTGAGGCATTGACTGATTGGTTGGGATTGACTACTGCTGCACTCGATAGAAATGCTGCTCAAGCTAAGAAAAACAATGAGACAGTAGCAGAGAGCAGTAAGGAAAGAGCTGAGCTTGTATCCGAGAGCTATGAGCATGAGATTGCCATGGCTAAGTTAGCAGGTAAAGATACCACCAAGATGGAGCTTGAAAAGAGTAAGATGCTAAGCCGAGAAGCTAACAAGAGGAAGGAGGCAGCCAAGGCAGAACTTGAGGCACTTGCATACGATAGGAGTAAGGATGGGATGAAGCGAAAGAAAGAGTTACAGGACCAAATCAATGCAGAGAACAAGATACTCCGTCAAGGTGCCAATGAGCGAAAAATTATAGAGGCTACCGATGCCAAGGAAGCAGAGGATAAAGCAAAAGAGGCAGCAGCCAAAGCAAAGGAGGCAGCAGAAAAAGCCAAGGCAAAGAGGGAGAAGGATGCACAGGATAGATTGAAAGCAGGACGAGAGCTCCGTGACTTTGAACTATCACAGATAGAGGATGCAGGTAAGAGGGAGGAAGCCATTACCAGGGAGAAGTATGCACGTCTACTCAATGACCTTAAGAAGGATGAGAGCAAGAATGCTGCTGAAAAGATAGCCTTCCAAAAGATGTATGAGACTCAGCTACAGAATGAGCTTGATAAGCAGGGTGAGGCACAGAAGCAAAAGCTACTTGACAATGAAAAGAAAGCCAATGATGCTATCCTTCAAATCAAGATTGCACTCATGCCTGAAGGTGAAGCTAAGGAGTTGGCTATTCAGAATGATAAGTACAACAAACTCCGTGAGGCTGCCATTGCTGATGTTACACTGACCGAGGAGAAGAGAAAAGAGATACTTGCATTGTACGATCAACAACGTGCAATGGAGGACCAAAAGAAAGAAGAGGACCGTGCTAAGAAACAGGCAGAGCTTCAGATATCAATGGCTGACCAAGAGACCCGTGAACTTGAAGCATTAAGGGTGAAGTATGAGCAGGAGCGGTTACTTGCAGAAGGTAATGCTGCACTATTGCTTGAGCTACAGAATAAGTACTTGGAAGACCAAGAAAAGATACAACAAGCATCAGATGCCAGGCAGATTGAAGAGGCTAAAAAGAAAAGGGATGCACTCATCCAAACAGGCTCCGATATATTCAATGGATTGAGCAACCTTGGAGGTATGTTGATCAAGGATCAGAAGAAACTTGAGAAGTTCAACAAGGCATCTGCATTGGTACAGATAGGTATTGACACAGCCAAGGCAATCAGCTCATTGGTTGCTGCATCACAATCAAACCCATTTAACTCAGTGACAGCAGGTGGTGCAGGGATTGCTCAGTTTGCCATTGGTATCATTCAGATAGCTACCAACATAGCCAAGGCTAAACAGATCCTAACCTCAGGAGGCACACCTTCAGCAGGTGGTGGAGGCGGTGCTTCAGGTGGAGGAGGTGGTGGCTCAGCATCCACAGCTCAGGTAGTACCTCAAGCAGCACAGCTATTCGGTCAAGGTAACACATCCGGAACCATGAGTGCAGGAGGTACATCCAC